CCAGTTCCTTTTTGATAATAATATCTAATACCACCATTTCGTGATTTTAATCCTTGATAATCTTTACCAAAAGTTACTCCACCAAGTTTAAAACTAACTGGTTTCTTTGCTTCTTTTACATCTGAAGTACCTGAAAGTTTATATCCCAAGACTTCGGCATTCTTTCCACGTTGGTCATTCATCTCATCCGTGAATCCACCATCATATTTTTCAAGTTCTTCTCTTACCATATCACTAAGATAAGTTGATAATCTTGATTTATATTCATCCATAGGTTCTTCCTTATGTTTCACCCAAACTGGGTGTTCTTCACCACTATATGGTCAAGTGTGATGGCCAGGTTTCATTATCTAATATACTTTTTAAGTGATTTGATAAAATCATTTTTTGCATGATGACCAAATTCAGTTTTGACTAAAAATGCAACACCTCGTGCAACTTCATCTAAACTAACACTGCCCCCACCTTTTTTCTCGGCCTTTTTAAATCCACCCAAGAAACCTTTGTATACCCAAGTCCAAAGAGATTCATTTTCTTCGTTTAGTTTTTCATCAAGACGAAATTCTCTCCACTTTTTGTTCATTTTAAATACTTGGTTCTCTTTCATTACAAGTCCTTTTTTACTAATCGTACATATTTCATTAAATCAGATGGATCAAGTTTCAACGCAACAATGATACGACCAAGTATTGCAGCAATCCTTCTACGATTTAATCTTGCTCCCTGAATTGCAATGATGAATTTTTTCATATGCCGATCTATTTGAGCTGGTATTGGTTGATCAAAGGCATCATCACCTTCCTTTACAACTTTATTTTGATGTTGTTTCATTACGCTTGCCAATGTAGGTAATTTATCACCAAATTCTCTCTTGGTAAATCCAGGAGAACTTTCGTTTAATAATGTTTTTTTAATTTCTGACCTTATGACTCTACGAAGAGTATCTTCTGTTATTTTCATTGTGTTTCTCCCAATAATATATTGTTTTATTTCTTTACGAGTTAATTCTTTTCCAGTTCTTCTTGCATATTGTTTTTTATAAAAATCTGCATCTGATTGTGATTGTTTTTTAGGTTTATCTTCTTTCTTTTTCGAAAATTTATCCTTTAACTTCTGAAAAATACTAACTGCCTTTTGATGTGAAGGATGGTCTTTATCCTTTAAAGCTGTCGCAGCTTGAACTTTTCTACTACCCTTACCCTGAAGTTTTACTGCAGTCATTTTTTGAACTGCTGCTATTGCCGCTGGATTTTCTTTTAATAATCTTTCTAATTGTATTATATTCACATTTATTCTCCACGAATAATATCATTAATTATAGATTCTACTTTACAGTATCTTCCACAAGTTCTACCTTCACTAACTTCATGTTCCACACCCTCTTTCATTGGATATAAAAATGCTCCATGTGTAGATGGATTTGATACAAAGTCAAATGCTATTAATTCAAAATCTTGTCCTACTTTTTGCCCATCACCTTCGTCAAGCGGTGTAACTGAACCCATACCACGAGAACTAATACCCAACTTAATACCTGCTTTGAATAATTCTGTTAATATATTACCACTTGGTGTTCCCAAAACTTCAACAGTTCCAACTAAATTCTTACCTTCCCAATGCATTTCTGTAATATTATGAGATACATTTTGTAAATTTACTACTGATGATTCTGGATGATCTAATTCACCCATTGCACGTCTTTGTTGTATAAAATTCTCTGAGTATTTATTAGATTCTCGTGTCAAAATCTCGTGTGGATATACTCTACCATTTTGATTCTTAGCATCTGACCTTTGTAATACACCATGAACCACTAAACGACCATGATTTTGTTTAATGGATTCGTTTATTTGTTCTGATGTTACCTCAAATGGTAAATAATCTACTATTAATTGTTTTGACATTTTTTACTCCTATCTCTTAAATCTTTTATAGAACTCTGAAAATTCATATTTTGGTTTTTGTTCCACACCTTCACTCATTCTACGAAACTGTTTTCCATCAATCATAAGTGTTTCTTGGTTTAACTCTTTTCCAGTTCTTCCCTCTCTCTTTTCAGTTGAGTGTTGAGCTACTATATCACTAATATTTATGGATTCATCAGGTCCTTTACCTTTCAATTTCATCCACTGTTTCTGACTTTTCTCTAACTTATCTCTCCAATTTCTATTTGCTGCCCAGTCACCCTTATCTTGAGTGTGGTCTACGGCTCCCTTTAAGTTTTTAATATCCTTACTGAGAGTGTCCAACTCTTTCTGATGTGATGATTCTTTTCCTTTTTTGTCATCTGCCTTCTTTTTAGTGTTTTTGGCAAATTTACTATTTGGAAATTTTTGTATATATGCCTTTTTAGCGGCATTGCCCATATTATCAAACCAACCTTCTTCAATTGATCCAAATATTTTTTCATAATTTTCTTGAAATGTGTAGGTTTTCATTCTTTCACTCCTATTTCATAAAATCAAATTCTTGATTTTTAAAAATTTCTTCAAATTCTTCAACATAATCTTTTGCTAAAGATTTTCTATCTTTTTTTGGAAAAATATCTAACTGATTTCCACCATAAGACTTCACATATCGTTTTGCACCATCATCAATCAAATACAAAAAAGCCTTTGAGGCTAAACCTTTACGATATTTTCCTTGTTTCTTCTTACTCGACAAATTCTTCAATATCGGCATATATCTTTGACTATATAAATTAGCATCATTGTCAATATAAAGTTTCAATTCTCTCATTTCGTCTGAAAGTCTGGCTTCTATCAATAAGTCTTTTAGTTTAATCACTAACTTTTCCTCATCATTATATCGTGCCTCAATTTTTCAAGTTTGTTGATCCACAATGTTAATTTTTCAATCATATAGTTCTTATCAACATCTTTGTTTTGTATTTCTGTGTGCCACCTTTTTAATAAAGTCGAAATACTAAACAAAGAGTCCAAAAAGGACTTTCTGTTTTCTTCGAATGTCATAGGCTCTAATGTAATTGACCAACTTTGTTAGCTAAATTAACTAATCTCTCACTTATTTTACTTAAAGCTTTATGTGTATTCTTCCAATATGACCGTGAGTCAACATTTAACTCTGTTTTTAATCTAACATTATTTTTAACAATGCTTTCTAATTCTTTTAGAGAATCACGTGTTTCTCTCATCGCCATTCCAATTTTTTGTCTGGGAGTCATTGACTCATCATTCCTATAATCGTGATACTTACCTTCATTTATGGATTCACTTTTGATGCCGTATCTCACCCTCATCAAACTAAAAACTGTTTCTATATCTTTTGGTGATGGTAGATTACCCTTTGTTTGTTTTTTCAAAAGTTTATCAAATAATTTTCCGGCTTGTGCGGGAGAGATACTACCTTCATTTACGGATTCTTTTCTCAACTTCGGGTCATCGGCAATAAAATGACCAGTTCCATCGGTTGGTTCTGTATGTCCACCAGTGTAACCAGCCTTACCTTTTTTCTTACCCTTTTTATTACTACCCTTAAATGAATGTGGTGTATTATATTGACCACCTACACTTGCAGTAGAATTTGCTTCTTCTAATTCTTGTTTGATTAACTCTCTAACAAGTTTACGAATTAAATTTTCTCTAACCCGTGACATTATGTAGTTCCTTGATGAGTTCATAGTATCTCATTAAAGCCACAACCTGTTTGTCTTTAACAATCTTACCTTTTGACAAATTAGTCGTCTGTTTAATTGCCTCTGTCAATTTAATTTTTGTAATATTATCTGTAACTCGTGGTAAAATTTTATTAAGAATCTGCTTTATTTTTACTACTTCAGTATTTATAAATTCACGTAAAGAATTAGTATTAGAAATATTATTAACGTATTCTTTCAACAGATTTCTTTGCATAGAATTAAGATTCTTATACTTACCATTAAAATTATCCACCATTAACTGATAAGAAAGTAATCTTAAATCTTTATCTTCTTTCTTAAATTCAGAAATTACTTTACTGTCTGTATTCTTCGGTTTAACTTTATTACGTGTAATATGTTCTACGATAGAAAAAGTACTATCTACTTCATCTACTGGATCAAATACAGGAGTAGTTTCTGTTAAAAACTTCTTATAAATTGAAGCATAAACTTTAAAGTTTGGAATTCGTACATTGAAAAAATCTTCAACTTTGTAATTTTCTTTAATCTCTTTAATAAGATTATATTTTTCATTACGAAGTTTCTTATTTTGCAATTTTTCTCTGGACTTTAAAACTACATCAAGTAATTTTTCTGCCCTATGAGACGAATTATAATTTTCTTTTAACAATACCTGATATAATTGATTTTCTTTTCCAAGTTCAGTTTTCTCGTTAAAGAATTTTTTTAACAACTCTACTGATTTGCTCTTGTCATTATTATTCATCACATCAACAGTAATTTGACGGGATAATAATTCAAAAAGTATTCCCGTATTCTTTATCTTCGAGTGTTTTACACGTTGGGCCATCATTTATGCTCCTAAATTATATATTTCTTCATCTATAAATATAAAAACTTCTAATAATTCGTCATTTAAGTATCACTTAAAGACGAAGATACTTCGTTTTTATATTCTTCTTCTACATCAGTAGTTTCAACCAAGATTTTTCTATCCTCACGACTTACTTTTCCTAAACTTTTCTTCAATGCGTCATAATGTGCCAACGCAATTCCGTATTTTGGACTACCACTACCACCTTTTCTCTTATCGTGGGCTCCAAGTGGATCACGACCCCTTATACTTGAGTCTTTTCCGTGTTTAGGTCCCTCTTTTGGACGACCACTTCCTGGCCACCCATCATCTGGCATATCCATTTCTAATTCTCGACTTGTTCTTCCCATTCCGGGAGGTCCACCACCGGGAGGAGCTCCACCTTGTTCCCCACCAGCCATCGCTCCTTGTGTTCCAACGGCTTCTTCACTTTGAACTGGATCATTTCCTTCCATTTCAATCTGTGACCATCTAAACTTTCGTTTTTGGTCTTTTAATAATCCAAGTCTAACACCTTTCTTCTCTTCTTCTGTAAATTTAAATACATTATCATAAATCCACTCAGTATCTGCTATTTTAGAATCCATTAGACTTGAAGCAAGACTTTGTTTATTATTCCACAATTCAATCTTTTCTTCTTCATATATCGTAGATGGATTTTTTAATGCTAATTCAAAATTAACAAGTTCATCATCTGTATATCCCTGAGCGTATAGATGAACTATTGCAATCTTTGTTAATTCACTCGTAACAATTCGTTGAATTCTTTCAATAGTTCTTGCAAACCTTACATCTTCTGCTGCAAGTGTTGCTTTACTACCGACTGCCTCATCATATCCAAGAAATGCCTTTGGAACTTTTAATGCTGCTAACATTTTATTTTTTAAATATTCAATATCTTCAGTTGCTTCATAAGTTAAACCTGGTAGTGAATCTATTTGTGTTCCACTATCTCCACCACGAACTGGTAAAAAGAAATCCTCTGTAAGATTTTGAATGTTATATTTCAAATTGTAATCACCTGTATTTTGATCCATTACGGGTGCCTTCTTCATCTTATTAATTATCTTTTGCATAAAGTTTTCAACTTCTGCGGGTGGAATGTTTCCAATATCAATTTTGAAAACTCTCTTTTCTGGTGCTCTCATAATTCTATGAATTAACATAGCATCTTCCATAAGAGATAATTGTTTCCAAATCTTACGACCACCCTCAATCATACCTTTACCGTAAGGTAAGAAATTTGCATCCGATAGTAATCTAAAATGTGCTATTTCAAAGTTTTCTAATTCTTTATTTCCACTCATATTAGAACTGTGTCGTGAATCACCTTCCTCAACTATAAATGTTGTTAGATATGGATTCTCTGGATCTTCTCCTTCAATACGAGTAACATCATATGCTGAAAGTGGAACTACATTTGTAATACCATACTTTTCTTTAATGTCTAAATAGAGATAAAAATCTCCATATTTACATAGGTTACGAACCCATGGCCATAAATTAAATTCTATGTTTAATATGTCATAAAAAAGATTATGTAGAATATCGTGAATATTTTCATTTTCTGAAGTAATCTCCAATATCTTACCGTATTCATTTTTCATTGTAGATTCATCTGAATAAATATCTAATGCACTTGATATAATTGCATCATTATCCATTTCTTCATAATCTCTAAATAAAGCTAATCGTTGTGCCTGAAAACTAATTGCCTGTGAATGACCATATCCACCCGTTGATAAATTAGTATGTAGTCTTGACCATCTATCTACAAGACTATTTCTCTGTGCACTTTGG